GAGTAGACGACACGCATGTACTGCAGGCGCGCCGACTGCTTCACGTTCACGCGGATGATGGCGATCTTGGCCTCGTCGGCCGTGAGGATCGTCTTCGTCGCGCCGGTGATGTCGGTGTAGCTGCCGCCGCTCGCGGCGTCCTCCTGGATCTTGAAGGTCACCGACGTCGCAACGTCCTGCTCGGCGGTGCAGTAGAACTCGACGAACTCTGCGCCGGCGGTGTCGATCGCGTCGCCGTTTGCGGAGCCGGCCGCGGCAACCGACTGGGCTTTGAGGGCGCGCTTCCAGTTGCCCTCGGTGCTTGGAAGTCTGATCGTCATGGCATCACCTCACGCCGCGTCCATGTCGTCCCAGGAGAACGACGCCGAGTGCCGCACCTGCATGTCGAAGTCAGCGAGCGCCCGGATGTGCGTCTGCCCCTTCGCGAACTGGACGTGCGGGGACGCCTCCAGCTCGATACCTGCCCACATCGGGATGATCATCTCCGGCCACTGGCCGAAGTAGACCGGGTAAGTCGCCACGCTGCCGGTTCCGCCGGACGCGGTCGCCACGGCGAGCTGCGATGTGGTGTAGAACCCGCGCCCGAACAGGCTCCCGAGCGCGCGGTTGCTCAGCAACGGCTGGCCAGGCCAGACCGGCGCCTGGTCGGCGTCGCCCGGCGAGGTCGCGTGCTGGTTGATTCCCTGGAGCCGCAGGCGACGGAACACCTTGGGGTGCGACACGAAGGCCGTCCCCTGCTCCTCGCCCATCTCCTTGCCGCCCTCGTCGGTATCGCCGCCGGTGAACCCGTCGGGGTCCTCGACCACGCCGGCGAGGCGCTCGAAGTTCTGCCACGTGGTCACCGTGCCGGTGATGCCAGTGCCGGACCCGAGGATCGACTGGAGGCCCTTGACGTTGGCCCCGATCCCGCTGCCCTGGAGGCACTGGAGATCCATCTTCCGAGCGATCGCGCGCATCATGTCGCGGCGCACGACCTGCTCCATCCCGCCCGGAGCGTTGCTCGCCAGCATCAGCGCGCGACGACTCATCGCCACGAACGCGCCAACGGTCTTCGGGTAGAGCTTGAGCATCGACGCCGTGAGAGAGCTCTCGGTCGGGGCCTCATCCTCGCCGACCATGTAGGCGGTCGCGCCGCCGGACTGGCCGGGGATCTCGAACGGGGCGCCGTTGACGTTCTCGATGAACGTCGCACCAGCGCGCCGAAGGACCAGGCGCGGCCGCAAGATCTCGATCCAGTCGCTGGCGATCTCGGCCGGGATCCAGTAGCCGCCCGCGGTGTCGGTGCCGGCCTGCTGACCCTTCGTGACCGCGGTGCGAGACTCCTGGCGCTCCTGCCAGAAGGCCATCCCGTCCGGCCTGGAATCCATCGCCTTCCGGGCCGCGTCGAACACGCGCGCCTCGCCGGGCGCCCGGCTCCAGTCGTTGGTGTAGATCGCGCGGAACGCGCGCAGGACGGAGAAGTTCTTCCCGTCCTTGTCGTCCTTGACGCCGGGGACCGAGACGGAGTGGCGCCCCACTGCGGCCGAGAGGATCTCGATCCGCTGCTTGAGGTTGTCCAGCTCCTCGGCCTTCTTCTTGGCCTCGTCCCCGCCGCCCTTGAGCGCCTCGGCGACGGACTTCTCCATGTCCCCGATGCGCTTAGTGATGTCTTCGAACTGCTGCTTCGTCGAGACGATGATACGCTCGTCGACGAACTGCTTGGCTCTGTCAGCTGCCGGGTCCGCCCCCGCCGCTGCCGCCGCCGGTGCCGCTGGCGCTGCCGTGGTCATGGCGCGCCTCCTTTGAGTCGTACTTTCCGCCCAGGATCGCCTCGTAGACCGAGGTCGGCGGCGGGTTGGCACCGGATGGAGCGACTTGGGCCCCGCGGGGTTCCGCGTCCGCGCTACGGTCGAGGTGCTCCTCGACGCGTCGGACGCGTCCCAGGAGCTCGATCAACGGATCGAGTAGAGCATCCCGGACGCCTTCGCACAAGGGGGCGGTCGCCGCAGCCGCCGCGGCCGCGACCTCGGCCGGGGTCGGGACCTTCGGCGCCTTGACCTCGGAGATCGCCTTGACGACCTCATCGCGATGCCACCTCAATGCCGAATGCAGGGCGACCACGTCAAGAACATCGAGGCTCTTCGGCTTCGGCTTCTCCTCCGCCGGGGGCTCGGCCGGCTCCTCCGGGTCCGCCGCGTCCGGCTCCTCGTCGGGGGGCGCCCATGCCTTGATCGCGTCCAGGTTGTCCGTGATCCAGGTCGTCGCGCTGTCCTGCGTCCACCCGTCGGCGGTCGCGAACTGGAGCGACTGGATCGCCATGGCGCCGCCGTCCTTGAGCATGCCGTGGCAGACCGTCACATTGACGTCGCCTCCGTACGGCGCGTCCATGCAGTCGCCGTCGAACTCGGCTGGGTCGCGGACGACGTAGGTAAGGCCGGTGTCATCCACGACCCAGCCCACGTCCTTCGCCTTCGCGCCTCCGGCTACTGCCATGAGGACGCGCGCTCCAAGGTCCGGGATGGACACCCACGACCGTCTGCGGATGCTGCCCAGCGCCCTCTCCGCCTCACGTAGGGCAAACGGGGCGAGGACCCCGAGGGCTCCGAGCGCATCGATGTCGCGCTTGGTCAGGATCCCGCGCTCCGCCAGCTCCTTCGCCCCGAGGACGGTCGCGCTCGGGTTCGCCGGAACGGTCACGGCCGACAACTCAAGCAGCTCCTGCCTGTTGTAGAGGACGCCCCATGGGCCGAGCCCGAGCCGCGTCCGCTCGTTCGGATCGTCGATGTAGGTCGTCTGCTGCGGAAGGAACCCGACCGACACCGACGACATGCCCCCGCGCACGTAGGACCGGAACGCATAGTCGGCGAGCTGGTCGTGCTCGGTCGGGCCTGGCCCGAAGAACTCGATCGTCTGAACGAGCGCGCGCCTGCCGTTGACGTCGGTCACTGCATGACTGAGCGACCTTCCGATCGGGGGTCGGCATCGATCGTGACCCCAGAGAAACACCGGGTTCTTGGAGTACGACCCAAGGTCCCATCCCTCCGGGTCGATGATGTCCCCCATCCTGTCGACGGTCCCGTCCGAGGCGACGAACTCGATGGTCCTCGCCCTCTCGTCGATCGCGCGCATCCGTTCTCCGCCGGACACCGGACGGACTTGGGGCGCACGCTTGGCCATCTCGGCGTCCGCCTTGCCGGTCGCGACCAAGACGATCTCGTTCCTGGTCAGCGGTCCGAGCCGGCGCGCGATCTTCTTCGCGCGCTGGGGAGCAGACTTGTTGCGATCGTCCCATGCCTGATGGCAGATCGCCGCACGCTGCGCCTGGTCGTACTCCTGCATCGCATCCGCGCCCATGCAGCGGGAGATGAAGTCGTCCTGCGACTCCCCATCGTTCGGCTTCGGGACTGGCATCTTGTTCCTCTACTGCTTCACCGGCTCCAGAATCGGCTCCGGGACGCACCGACAGTTGATGACCTGCTCTGGAGGCGCTCCGACCTCCCCTGGATAGCGAAGCCCGTTGCTGAATGGGTCGCCGATCGTCACGACCTCGTTCGAGACCGCCTGATGCTGGAGCCTCACATGCACGTCGCCAGCCGTCAGCCACCGGTGCCTCTTGATCCGACTGTCCGGGTTGGCCGCCTGCTCTTCCAACTCCAGGAACCTTGCGCCGTTGCTCGCCTCTGCCGACTCGGTTCTCGCGATCGCGAGGGATCGCGCCGACGCCGACGCGAACTGGTCGCGCACCAGGGAGAGCACTTCGCTCTGCGCCTCAGCGATCGTCGAGGCCTCGATCTCGGCATCGACCAGCGTGCGACGCAGGCGATCACGCAAGGTCGACGTCACGTCACGGACCTTGATCTCCTTCTCAGCCAGGAACTGGATGATCTTCGGATCGCCGGTCGTCAGGATGGTCGAGGCCCCGCGCGGAAGCTGGCCGCCAGTGAACTCGATCGCCCTGGTGGCAGCCTCCTCGTAATGCGGCGCCATGGCGTCGCCGATCTGCTGGCGCCATTCTCCGTCAGCGAACAGGATCCGTTCAACCAGCGAGCGAGACAGGCGTCGGCGCGGCTTGTCCTCCTTCCGCTCGACCACCTGCACCGCATCGCCGATGTCCCGCTTCGGGAGGAACGCTGCGCGCGCGTTCCCGAGCGTCTCCAGCCGCATCCGCCAGAACAGGCCGCGCAGCGTCTTCGCCATCGCCAGCTCGATCGGCAGGAGCACGCGCGCGACGTAGACGTGCCATCGGATGCCGGCGGCGCGCGCCTCGATCTGCATCGCGACGCGCGCGGAGAACCCTGGGGCAGACGACGAGACGCCGAGGCTCCCCTGCGCCGCGGGGGCGGCGCCAGGCTTCGCCTGATCAGCGGCGCCGAGATCTCCGGAACCGGACGGGGATCCGTCCCCAGACCCTCCGGGCGCGACGCCGAGGTCTCCGCCGCTCCCTCCTGGCTTTCCGGCGTCGGGGGCGATCTGCGGCGTCTGCCCAGACGGCTGCGTCGTGCCAGTCGGTGGAGCGGACGAAAGCGCATCGGCGGGGACCACGGTCGTCGGCAGGAACTCGCTCTCGCCGGCGACCGTCGGCTTGAATCCGAGACCCATCCTCTCGTTGATCCGGTTGAACGGAACCGACATCGCGAAGAACGCCTGCGCCGCCGACACTTGGTCGGCCCTGATCTCCTGGAGCTCCTCGCACCTACTCCAATCGAACTCCGCCCACACGTCCTTGCATCCGACCCAGGTCGTTTGCATGTCCATCGTGATCGCGGTCGCGACGAACTCGGCAGCCGGGATGATGGTGTAGAGAAGGAACACGGCGCGCGCGCTCGACGCGGTCGCCCGGTTGTAGTCCTCGACCTGTCCGACCAGGATCTTCGGGACGCCCATCACCGCAAGGACCTGGTCTCGGTTCCAGGCGCGCAGCTCCTGGTACTGCATGTCCTTTGGCGAGTAGGTCGTGGGCGTGAACGTCATCCCCTTCTGCAGGACCATCACGCGATTGACGTTGCTCGGTCCGGCGTGCCGAGACTCGAAGCTGTCGGCCACCTCCTGACGCTGGGTCGGCGTCGTTGTCATGTCCAGAGAGAACACTCCGCCCGGGGTGGCGTCGTTCCCAAGGAATCCGGTCATGAACTGCTCGGCGGTGTAGTCCTGCTGTGCCCCGGTGAGCGCCGCCTGGATGCGACCGAGTCCCTTCCACGGGTCGGACGGGTTGAACGTCCTCACCCACAGGATCTCCCACGGGGCAAGCGTGATCTCGCCGGCGTCGTTGCGCAGCCGCCAGGCGGACGGAGCCGTTCCGGGCCCGTCCTCGAACATGGGCTGTAGGTAGGTCCCGCGGATCGGCCACAGCTCCTCAGGCACGTCACCGGCGAGGGCGAGCCGCTTGCCTCCTCGCTTCTGCTTCAGGATCGCGACGTATCCGACGTCCCAGATGTGCGTCGCGAGCGCCTCGATGAAGTAGCCATAGCTCATGTGCGGGTTCGGCTTATCCCACACCATGGCGCACGGATCCGTCGACGGAACCTTGATGTCGTGCCGCTCCTTCGTCCCGCGCGAGAACTTGAGGGCCCCGCGCACGAAGTTCTGCGCGACCTGGCGCATGGCCGCCGAGATCCAAGCGTGCTGTTCCAACGGTCGCGTCATGCTCTCGTCTTGGGAGAGCAACCTGCGACGCCACTCGGTCATCAGGAAGAACGGGTCCGCCTGAGATGAGACAGGGACAGGTGTCGACGCCGACTTCGCGATCACCCGTTCCGCCACGCGGTCGGCCACGACGTCAAGCCAGGAGGGGGACCCGACCAACTGCTGCCTGTTGTTTCGACGG